CCTGACGCCGTTGACGCGGCTCGCGAGGGGCGGGCGCAGGGTCCGGTTCGTGGGCGGCTCGGCCGAATACGAACAGGGCGTCTGGTGGAACATCAAGGCCCTGCCGGTCAAAGTCGTGCAGCGGGCGCTCGATAACCGGATCTCCCGCGCCGAATTGTCCTGGGAACTCGAAGAAGCCGTTGACGTCGGCGTGAACCTGCTCCGGGCGAAGCCCGCGGCGCCGGCAGTACGCCCGGCCCGGCCCGCCGCGACACGGCAGCATCAGGTCGTGACCGGCGACACGCTGTACGGTATCGCGGCGAAGTACCTCGGCCGGGGCGAGAGGTGGCCCGAAGTGTTCGCGCTGAACCGGGCCACGGTCCGCAACCCGAACCGGATCTTCCCGGGTCAAATGCTGAAGATCCCGGGCGCCTGATGGGTTCGACGATGGACGGGGCGCGGCTGAAGAAGATCACCGTCTCCGGTAGCGCGTTGTCGTCCCGGCTGACCGACTCATGCGTCGGCGCGTCAATGTCCCTGGCGATGGACAAAGTCACCGAGATGGGCCTGACCTTTCAGGACACGTTCGATCTGCAGCTGTTCGGGTCGCAGACGTTCAAGGGCGGCGCGACAATCCGGTACGGCGACTGGTTCCTCTCGGCCGGGACGCTGACGCTCGACGCGAACGCGGCCGGCCCGACCGTGTCGGTGAAGGCCCCGTCGAAGTTCGCGACCGGCCTGCAGTCGCAGACCGGCGCGAAGTCCTGGGGCGCCGTGCCGTTGTCGTCGTGGGTCGCTGACGTCGCGAAGTCCGTCGGCATGTCCTACCTTGTGCAGCCCGGCCTCGGGTCGAAGACCATCCTGCGGCAAGCCCCGACCGACGGTTCAGAAGCCGAAACAACGTGGGACGTCCTGACGCAGCAGGCCCGCGAAACAGGGGTCTGGTTGTTCGAATACGGTTCGACGCTGGTCTTCGCTAAACCGTCCTGGCTTGCTAAAGCGTCGTGGCCGTCGCGCCGCACCTGGGAATTGACGTGGACTGACTGGTTCCATTTTTCCGAAGGTATGGCCGGGATGCCCCGCTATTCGGTCGACCCGGCCGCTGAGATCCCCGAGACTTTGACGGTCAGTTTGACGTCGGCTGACGCGGATCAGGCCCGCCCCGGCGACGCCCTGACCCTGCGCGGCGCGCATGTCGGGCCTATGGGGGGTAACTGGATCGTGAAGGCCGTCGACTTCCCGCTGACGGTCGCGGCGCCGGTCACGCTGACGTGTCAAAGAGTCATCGACCCGAAGGTCGAACCGCCCCGCTCTGAGGCGACCGAGACGACGGGCGCGCCGGGTTCGGCCGGGGCCGCTGCCGCCCCTGGCGTTACCGGGGCGTTCGACCGGTTCGCGGCGAAGTACACCGGCGTAGCGATCGACGCTGACGGGGCGTTCGGGGCGCAGTGCGTTGACCTCGCGAAGCGGTACGCGTCCGAAATGTTCGGCGTGAACATCAACGGTAACGGTAATCAGTGGTACGCGAACGGCGGGAACTCGGGCGCGTTCACCCGGATCTCGGCGGGCGCCGCGGCGCAAAAGGGCGACATTGCTTGCTGGGGCAGTTTCTACGGCGGCGGCTACGGTCACGTCGCTCTCGTCATCGCCGATAACGGCGGGTCGCTGCGGGTACTCACGCAGAACCCGGGCGCGACGCACGTCGACACCCTGCAAAAGACCGGCCTGCAAGGCTACCTCCGACCGAACAAGGCCCCCACGGTTTACGCCGGGGGCGCTGCCGCTGTCCGCGGCCCGATGAAAGTGACCTGATATGACTGTTTGGGCTGGGCTTATTGTGTCCCGCGTGCTGCACCTTGCCGAGTCGCTGCTGCCGACCGGCGCCGACAACGATGCCATGTTGGCCGCGACGCCGGGGCCGCGGCTGGAACTCGCCGAACCCCTCGCGCTGGCCGCGTCCGGGTACGGCATCCAAGTGCCCCGCACTGACGGGCAGCTGCGCGTGTTCCTCGCGGCCCGGAACACCGGCACCCCTGTAGACCTGGCCGTGCGCGGCCTGGTCGTCGGGACCGCTGACGGGCGGCTCGGGCTGACCGTCGGCCGGGGCCGGGTCGTCGAGTCCCACGGCACCGGCCTGGGCGTGGTGATCAGCCCCGAACCGGGCCGGTACGTTGAAGCGTTCACCGTGCCGGGCGTCATGACCCTGACGGGCCTGTCATGAACCCGCTGACGGGCGGCAGGGCGCCTAAATCGGCTAGGACCGGGCGCGGGGTCGTTGAAGGTATTTGGCGGGGCCGTATCGTCGAGCAGTACGCCGACAATTGGGTCTCGATCGTCGTGCCGAACCTACTCAACGATCAGGCCGTCAGGGCTCCTTGCGTCGTGGGCGGGCTGACCGTCGGGTCGCTGGTCCTGGTCGCCGCCGTCGAAGGCCGCATCGACGACCTCGTCGTCATAGCACCCGGCTAAGCCTTCCCACAAACGGGGCCGACCTGCGGCGACGCTGGGGGCATGACCGTATCGCAGACCCTCCGTTTCTTGCTGAAGAAGTACAGCAGCGGGGCCGACCCGCACCCCTCGCGCACCGAATTTAACGCGATGATCGACGCGATCGAGAACAACGCGGCAATGTCCGCGCAGGGCGCCACCGGGGCGCGGCCCGCCGCTGGTAAGCGCGGGCGCTGGTACTGGGACGAAACCGCCGCCCGCATGTTCTACGACGACGGGACCGCCTGGAAAGACCAGAACACAAACGGCGGCGGCGGCGCCGGCCGCGAAATCGTCCCCGGCGCGGCGGCGGCCGAAGGTATATCGGCGAAGGCTGCGCGCGCCGACCACACCCACCTTTTGAAGCTCGCGACCGGCGACGACGACGGCGCCCTGTCCGCCGAAGATAAAGCCCTGCTCGACACCGCCACGACCGCCGCGGCCCCCGACTCGCTGATGCTCCGCGACGAAAACGGCCGCACCCTCGTCACCACGCCGACCGCGGCCGGGCACGCCGCGAACCGCGGCTACGTCGACGGCGAGATCGAAAAAATTGCGACGCGCCCCTACGAAGACTATTCCCCGTTTTGGGACGGGTTCAGCGATAAGGGCGGCGACGGCTACAGTTCGCAGGGCGAATACGCGATCGTCGGCCCCGACCTCGTCAGGGTCGACGTGAAATTCAAAGCCGGATCAGGGGCGTCGCTCGGGTCGAACAGCATCAGATTCAGCCTCCCGTTCGACGCGGCCGGCCGCATCCATCAAGTCGGCGACGGGCTGTTCCTGTCCACCGGCCCCGACGGGTCAGCCCGCAAACTCGAAGTAATCATCAAACCGGGTTCGAACATGGCGACCCTGTGGGCGATCCCCGCCGACGGTACGACCCTGCGCACCCCGGGCGGCGCCGGCTTCCCGTTCAGTTCCGCCTCAGAAATTCATGCGACCCTGACCTACCAGACGGTCGAACTGTGATGCGGGCAGCGATGATCGTTACCGCGGCGAAGAACCGCGCCGCGCGCCTGCTCGACCGGGTCAGCGAACACGCGATACCGCAACTCTCGGCGACCTCGCTCGCACTGTTCGGCCTATATCATGCAGCGTCGTTCGGATTCTTCCCCGACCGCTATGCCGGACTGGCATCATTCTCGACGGTCTTCATGATCGCGCACCCGGCCGTCTGGGCATCTGCCTACGCGGTAACGTCCCTGATCCTGCTCTACGGCTCTGTACGCGACCGCGACTTCACCCGGGGGGCGACGCTGGGCCTATGCGCCGTGCATGCCCTCGTCGGCGTCATGACGATTTACCCGATCGTCGGCCCCCTCGAAGCGCCGCCGACCGCGTTCAGCGCCTACGCTGCCCCGGCCGTCTGGTGCTACATGACGTTCCTACTGTGGCGCATCAGGGTCGCGAAGCGATGAAGCCCCTCACCCTGACGTCATCGACGCACGCCTTCGCGTATTCGACCTACGGCACGCAGGCCGGGTTCGGCCTGGTGATCCTGCTCGGCGGCGTGAAAGTGCAAGCCCTGTCTGCGCTGCTGTTCATCCCGGTCGTCGGGCTGGTGCTGTTCCTCTCAGGCCTGGCCGGCCTGTTCGCGATCACCGCCGCGCACCGCGCCGCGAATCCTGACGGCGGTCTGCGCCTCGAAGCCGTCGCCGCGTGGGGCCTGGGCGCGATGAACCTATTCTTCGCGGTCGCGCTGCTGCTCATGTACGGCACTGACAAGGGCCTGACGACGCAAATCTATGTACTCGGCGGCGCCGTAGCGTGCGGCTTCAGGATTCGGCAGATCCGGCGTGACCGTAAACGACTTCGGGAAGCGTTCGCGCTGGCCCGGCCGGCTGACGACGCGACGCTCGCTGAACCGCCGATCACAGACAAGTAAGGGGGCAGGACGTGGACCTTTCGGCCGTGCTGCTCTCCATCGTCGCGGCGACCGCGACCCTGACGCCCCTGATCCTGGGCCTGCTGAACTACGCGAAGGACAAGCGGAAAGACGCAGCTGCCCCGGCGATCCCGGCCCCTGCCGCGACGCTCGGCGAAACGGTCGACTTCGAATCGGTCGCCGTTCAAAGCCTGCGGGCACAGATCGAAATGCTGAACGAAACGATCGCTGATCTGCGCGCGCGGCTGCGCCGGGCCGAGCGGAAACGCGACGCGAATGCCGAAGCCCTGCAGGCCGCAGGCTTGCCACTCCCCTAAGCCTTCCCCCACGGCCCGGGCACCTAGCGGCACGCTG